GAGTCTTTGTACCGTCTAATGTACCTGTAGTACCGATACGATAAGGTGTATTGACCATCTTATGCATAATACCAGTTAAGGACTTAGCCTTAAAAGTATGCGCCTCATCTCCATATACTACTTGATAATTCTCGAAAAACTTCTTAGGTAATTCATAAACCGATTGCCAGGTAGAGATTACTATTGGAAAGAGGTTCTCTTTAGAATGCCCTGAATATATACGTGAGCAAGATTCTGATACTTTCCATCCATTGTTTTGAGAGTAAGATTGGAAATCAGCGTACATTTGCTCGACCAAAGAGGTCGTAGGGACCAGGATAAGCTGGCGCCTTCCAAACTTTTCATTCCAACGGAGTAGACAGTAGATGATAAGAGATTTACCGGAACCTGTTGGGGACAGAAGAAGGCGTCTTCCATCGGTAATTGCTCTATAAACTGCATCGAGTTGATAATCTCTGATGGACTCGCCACCGGGGAGTGATAGGTTAAGTTCATTAATAAATTCTTTCAATAGTTCTATTGTTATAGAATCAACCTGCTCAATATACTCACTATAGTCAATTGTGTATTGATTGACTTCGGCAAAATGTTCAAGATAACTTTTTAAACCAACATACAACTCTTTTGTAAACATAGAGAAGAGTCTTATCTTGCCATCCCATAACTTGTTACGAAATAAAGGATGAAACTTAGCTCCTGGAGCATCAAAAGAAAAATGATCAACCAATTCCTGCGCAATACCAGGATCAGATTGAACTATCATATATACATTATTTTTCTTTTTAATTACTATATTATGCATAAGGAACAGGACTAAGATTACCCGATACTGAAATTCTATAACCGTCACTCGTATAAAATGGTGTTACCATATGCTCCAGCCATGACGGAAATATAATCATTTGACCTTCATACGTGCTGTCAACATTAATATCATATTTTTTTAAATATGAATTACCTGGAGTCGGATAAACAAATGTAAATACCGGGTTCTTTAATGTATTACCTTTAAAGATGGGCAATTTACCTTCATCTTCATTTTTATATGGAATTTTTACCCAATAAACAAAACTTAAAACCCCGCTATGAGAATGTAAAGGATTAAATTCATGTTTTTTTTGAAAGTTAACCCAAATATCTTGGTGAATTTTATTCTTATTATTTCGAAAAATTATATTATATTTCTTTTCCGCTTCTTTAAAATTATTTTGTAATCTCCAATATTCAGGTATTATTGTATCAAAAAACCGATTTAAAGCCGGTACTAAATTGGGAAGAGTATACTCATGTTCAATAGAACCCGCAAGATCATTATTATACGGTAACTGATCTTTAAATTCTAAAGATATCATCATATCAACTTCTTTTTTTGTACTGCTCATTATACCCGTAGGAACATTACAACTTACAAAACCTAAGGAATATAATGGGTTATAATTTAATACAATTTCTTCCATTACATCATACCGTTGGTAAACTTAGCCCACTCAATACCTGATTTAATATCCCAGGTACGAGAGTTAAGTGATCTGATTATTTGTTCTAGTGTATAGATAGTAGTCTTAAAGTATTCTATCTTATCTTGTAGTTCAATTAGTTTATCATCACATTCAAGCAATTCATCCATTTCGTTCTTCAATGGCTTGTTACCTTGATATTGTGACCAACCTTCATCCTCTAATTCTTGCTTAGTCATCTCACCCCTGAAGTATTTGTACTTCATACGCCTGGTGTTGAGGTAATCAGACTCAGCTTTACGAAGCTGTAACTTGGTCTTAGATAAGACTGTGATGTATTTTGCATGGAGGATAGGAACCCGGGCAGCTTCGTGCCCAAGGTTCGTTTCATTGATAGGAGCATCTTTAGTCCACTCCTCCGTCAATTCACTTAGTTTCATAATGTAGTTAGTTAACTTTATTCAGGAAGATCTAAAGTTAGAATCTCTTCTCTCTTCTCTTCTGGTTGAGGTCCAAAGCTGATAATAGCTTCTGGGTTACCCTGGAAGCAGAAATGACCGTAGTGGTTTAGAGAGATGGAAGGGTCAAGCCAAACATCACCACCAATTTCTTGCCAGCGACGGCAGAACGTATAGTCTTCTGACAGGTAGCGGCGATCAATCGGATCTATCATAGTATCGAACAATGCATAGAAATGATCCTTCAAGTCAGCATTGGCAATGTTAACGTCGTTGTTGTACTTGAGTTCGGGGTAAGCCTTAATCATCTTAAGAATAGCTTCACGGCTAATCATCATGAAACCTGTACCGGCATCATGCAGTTTAATCAACCCATTCTCAACACCAATGGTCTTAGTTTCTTTATCTACAAACTTAAAGTTAATAGCATAGTCAGAACCGAAGGATGCCATATCACGATCGGATAACTCTTTACCTTTGTTAGCTGGATCAGATAAATTAGCTCTAATCTTATCCCAGGCCACACCCTTCTTAGGATAGGCACCTACCACTACATCTTTCTTGTGAGCATAGAGCTTCAAGATGTCTTCTGTCTGGAATTCAATATCGGCATCGACAAACATAAGATGAGTATAATCAGATGCAAGAAAGTAAGCTACCAATACATTACGTGCACGAGTAACCAAGGACTCGTTAGCAATAGTACCGAATGCCAGAGGAATTTGATGACCGTTAAAGAATGTCATCATCTTGATGACAGACCGGAAGTAAGGTTCGTTTAGCTGACCACCATAGCATGGTGTAGCGATAAAGAATTTGTTTTTACGAATCTCTTCAACAGAAAGTTGAACTTGCTTAGTTGCCATAATTTAGCTCCAAAAAAGAATTATAATACTTCAATATCAAATAGTTTATATTTAAAAGAAGCGATACCTACGAAATACTCAACAGAGGAAGATGTTATATCAAAGTCAAGAGCTTCCACAGAGACAGGGAAAGTATCTTTAAAGTTAATATTAGTCTTCGGTACGTTGTTACTATCCAATATAGTTAAAGTTGCATCTGAATAGGCTATAGCAGTCGAGCCACCAGATGCATCTCTTACAAAAGGAAACCTATTTAACCGTTCTCCAGTAAAATTTCTATATTGATTATAGTCGTTTGGAAAGCCAAGTGCAACTAACCATTCATATAATTCAATGTAATTTGACATATCTTCGGTAATTAAAAACCGAATTGTAAAATCTCCAAATAAATTCTTATCTCCTACAACAGGAATATCTAAGAATGGTGTTGGTTGTGTGGCAAAACCTAATGTCAAACCTGGTAAATTAGCTGATTGACAGGTAAATGCAACACTTGGTAGATTCTTTATAGAAAATCTAAAAGCGTTCGGTCTAAGATAGTTAACAACAGGAGAAGTCGTTATACTACTTACATCACTTAATATTGTTGAAAGATTGGCTGTAAACATTGATTGTTTCCTTTACAATATTTATAAACAAAAAAAGGGAGCTTTTTAGGCTCCCTTTTAACCCGTTTCCGGGATCCGTTCTTATCGACGGCTTTAGATTACATCAAGTTAGTAACCTTGGTACGACGATAGTATTGGTTACGGTTAGCTGTAAAGGTCGATGCATCAGCAGCGCCAGAAGCAGTAGTTGTAACGTATGGGTTAGCAATCATACCGTAACGAGTCTTGAAGCCGATTTTTGGCTGGAAGCTGTTAGGATCAACTGCGCGAACCATTTGCAATGGAACGTAAGGGCAGTAGAAAATACCTGCGTCATAAGGTGAAGTACCTTTGTAACCAACAACGTAGAACTGGTTAGCAGAACCGAGGTTGGCAGAATATGGATCAACATAAACTTTGAAACGACCATTCAACACACCAGCGAATGTGTTACCAGTGTCATCAACGTTCAAGTTTGTAGACAATGCAGGAGTGTAATCCAACACACCGGCCATGGCCAATGCGGAAGCTACGTCAGCAGAGCAAACAATGAAGTTACCTTTACCGCGACGAGTGTCTTGGCCAATGTGGTTAGCGTCGCGCTCGATGTTGAACAACAAGCCTTTGAAACGCTCAACAGACCAACGACCGTTGGAGTCAACGTCAAGGTTGAATGTACCGGCAGTAGCAGTAGCAGGTGAACCTGGCTTAGCAACTGTATAGATGGTACGAACAACTTCGCGGTTAATTTCAAACATAATTTCTTGTGAAAGAATGTTAGACAATTCAGATTCAGCATCCAAACCATGAACGGCTTTCAAGTCTTGAGCAAGTTCAAGAGTGTATTCAGCTTTCAGAGCACGTGACTGAGCAGTCACAGTAGTCTTGTCAATTGAGAAGCCCATTTGACCGAAGGCATTAGATGAAGAATCACCCAAGGCTTCAGCTTGTGTTGTAGACATACCACGACCAGTTGTGTAACCGGAAGCTGCAACTGGATCTGAACCAGCGTGTGTGCCGTTCAATGGTGTACCATCAGCAGCGAGTGCAGATGTAAAGCTTGAAGACGAGAAGTCTGTATCAGCTTCGTTGAACAACGCTTCAGTACCGTTTGCAACAGTACGTGTGTTACCGTATACGGAACGCATAGCAAAGATCAAGCCTGTTGGGCCAGTCATAGGCTGAACGCCGCAGATGTCATAAGCCATCAAGTTAGGCATTGCACGGCGTACGAGACCGATCATGATCGGGTCATACTTAGCAACACCAGTAGTGCCGTCACCGATACTGTTGGCAGGAGCCAACTCGTTCAGCATCTGGCGCTCTTCGTGAAGAGCTTTCTCTTGGTTCTCTAAAAGAATGGCTGTAACAGTCTTCTTGTAGTTGTCTTTGATCTCAGGAAGATCGGCGTGCTCGAGAATGGCACCCCACTTCTTTTGGATATTTTCTGATAGGTACATTACCTGTTCTCCTTCTGTTGGGAATTGTTATTTATTTATAATTTAACGAGTTTTGATAGTTCTTGAGAGAGTATCAACGTATCTGGACATCATGCTATTGTTATCGATGAAGGCGGAAGGATTAGTACCGCTTTCTTCAACGAGCATCTTTTCTGGAGATTGCTTAGATGTCTTGGGGAAGTAATTTTCCTTAATGACAGATACTTTCTCGCGATACAGATCCTCTGAATCAAAGTCTACACCCTCAATTAATTTCTTCAGCTTTTCAGCCTCAGTTGCGGCAAGATCCTTTGTTTGCTCGTCAAGAATTGCTGCTGCTTTAAGCGCATTCAATTCCTTGGCCAGCTCAATGCTTTGTGTAATTGACTCATCTAGTTGTGATTGCAAGTCTTGTGACTTAGTCTGCATCTCTTCTAGTACGTCGTATTTTTCTTCCGGCACTTCGATAAAGTGCTCTTTGAACAATGTCTTCATGCCTTGGATAAAGTCTTCAGCAATCTCAGTTCTCAAGCCAGACTCTACAGCCAACTTGTTCTCTTCCATGTACTGTTCAACAACATAGTTCAAATAACCATCAACCTTCTCAACAAGAGCTTCTTTAAACTCTACCAATTGAGTAGCTGTTTGCTCTTCCAACTTAGAAGTGACCATCTCCATCTCGCTATTAACACGAGCAATGACGGCGGCTTCGAAAATAGAAGTAGCTTTTGTTCTGAATTCTTCGGAAAGATCTTCACCAAAGATAGAATCTAGTTGAGCTTTAATGTCAACAGTTTCTGCCTCTGTGATTGTCTCGCCTTCTTCTTCTGTCTCCTCCATTGCCTGAGTCTTTACAGACTTAGCATCACCCTTCATGGGTAAGGGATTTACTTCTTTAGAAGCTTTGGCAGAAGCACTGTTTTTACCAGTAGCGTCCATGACTTCTTCCATGTCTGCATCTTTCGATGAGCCTTGTCTGGGCATAGATGTATCACCCTGACCAGAACCTTGACCGGCTTTGGAAGTATCTTTTGCTGTATTTACAGTGGGCTTACCATCTGCAACTACTGTCTCTGAAGCTTCGTCGATTGACGTCTCTTCAGTCAATTGCTCAGTTCCGTTTGCACGGCTTAGCAACTGCTTAATTTTGTTCTCTACTGACATCCTTGGTCTCCTAAGAGTATGTTTAACGT